GCGACTCGCTGAGCTACGATCAGCTCTGCTGGGAAAACCAGTTCAACCGCAAGGGTGAGCTCTGCGACTTCTACGCGGTGGACGCCGCGACCATCCGGATCGCGGACAAGCCTCCACACGTGGACGTTAACGACCAGGGCGTGCGGTTCGTCCAGGTCTATGACGAGGTGGCGATCGCCGAGTTCACGGCCGATGAACTGGCGTTCGGCGTGCGGAACCCCGACACGGACCTCCGGAATAACGGCTACGGAACGGCCGAGTCGGAGATGCTGGTGCGGGTCGTGACCGGCCTGCTGAACGGCCTGGACTACAACGTCCGTTTCTTCGACCAGGGCACGACCACCAAGGGGCTGATCAACCTCAAGGGCGCGCTTTCCCCGAAGAAACTCGCGGAGTTCCGGGCGCAATGGTACGAGATGATTTCGGGCGTGGTCAACGCCTGGCGGACTCCGATTCTGAACGCCGAGGAGGTGCAGTATATAAATCTGCACTCGACGAACCGGGACATGGAGTTCAGCGCGTTCATGGACTGGCTGCTCAAGATGTGCTGCGCGGTCTGGCTAATGGACCCGGCCGAGTTGAACTTCCTGTTCGGGAACACCGGCCAGACCTCGCAGATGTTCCAGGCGCCGCAGGAGTCGAAGATCCGCACGAGCAAGGATCGGGGGCTGGCGCCGCTTCTGCGCTTTCTGGCCGAGATGCTCAACCGCAACGTCGTGTGGCGCGTGAACGAAGACTTCGAGCTGGTCTGGAGCGGGCTGGACGTCCGGAGCGGGGCGGAGGCGGCCGAGCTGCAAAACAAGCAAGTGCGGTGCAGTCGCACGGTGGACGAGATCCGCGCGGAGGACGACATGCCGCCGCTGCCCGACGGCAAGGGCAAGATCATTCTGGACCCGACGTGGTATCAGATGGCAACGCAGGTCGACGCGGCAAAGCAACAGGAGCAGCAGGGCGGGGAGCAAGGCGACGGCGCCCCGGGGGACGGTGGCGGGGCGGCGCCCGATGGTCAGGACCAGGGCCCGGGAGACCAGGGCGACGAGCCCGAGGATGAGCAGGGTGACGAGCAAAGCCCTTGGGCCGACGTGCTGAAGCAATTTGACGACGTTGGCGCTTCCGGGGGAGAGGAGGACTGACATGCGACTGGTGCACAAAATGTCCGTGTTGCTGGCCGTCGACGCGGAGGAAAAGCTGATCTCGTTCGCCCGCCAGGTCGAGGCGGCGATTCAGACCACGCGCACGGATTTGACCGAAGCGAGCTGCGGCACGGTCACGATCGCGGCCGCAACAACCGACCTCGCGATTCCGTTCGGCGGTGTCGCCTCGGGCAAGGTGCTCTACCTCGAGTGCGACGCGGAAATCACGATCAAGCTCAACGGCGGGAGCACGGCCATGAAGCTCACGCCCAGCAGCGCCCAGAAGGCCAAGCTTTTCTGGGAGGGGCTCTTTACCGGGCTCACCGTGAGCAACGCCAGCGCGACGGCGGCCGCCTCGCTGACCTACATGATCGCGGGCTGACGCATGCCGGACGCCGACGATCAGCAGCCGCGCGCGCTGCTCATTCCCGGCCTGCAGGGCGCCGCAGAGCAGGCCCGCGATGAGGTGCGCCGACTGCAGCAGCTCATGCTGCTGCGGGCGCTCGAGGTGATCCGTGCTGCTGACCCCCCAGCAGATTGAGGCGCTCCGCCGCATCATCCGCGACGCATCCGTCGCCGTCGCCATCACTACCTTTGGCCTCGAGGTTCCGGACGAGGAGCTGCAGCGGCTGGTGCGCGAGGGCTGGGTTCGGGCAGAAGACCTGCACGATCTGGCCCTGAACGCCTACGAGGTCGGGCGCCTGCGGGCCATCGCTCCGGACGCGGCGACGTGGAGCTTCGAGCGCATCCGCCAGCACCTGGCCGAGCAGCCGGCCGAGCTCACCCCGGCAGAGACCGCCGCGGTTGACCACGCGCGCGCCCGGGCCGGCGAGTATTGCGTCGCCCTGGGCAACCGCGCACAGGGGGAGGTTGAGCTTGCCGACGTGGAGATCGACCAGGCCTACGCGGAGAAGCTGGCCACCGGGATCAAGACCGAGACGTCGGAGTCCCTGGCTCGCCGCGAGTCGGTCGGAGAGCTGCGCACGCGACTGCGCCAGATGAGCGAGGACTGGTCCCGCGACTGGGACCGGATCGCGGTGACGGAGAGTCACCTTGCATGCGAGGAGGGCCTGTTCGACGCGCTCGAGGCCCGGTACGAGGCGCAGGACCAGGGTGAGCCGATGATGGCCAAGGTCCCGGAGCCCACCGCCTGCGACGACTGCCGGCGGCTGTACCTGGACGGACGCGGCCGTCCGATGATCCGGCCGGCGAGCTGGTGGCGGGGCAACGGAGACAGCAACGTTGGGCGGAAGAAGAAGGCGGAATGGCAGGCCGTCTACGGCGCCATGCACCCCTTCTGCCAGTGTCGGGCGACGGAGGTTCCCCGGGGGTTCGCGTTTGATGAGTCCTGGGACCTGGTGCCGGAGAGCATGGCCAAGGGGCGCCTGCCGCTGGTGATCGCCTTTCAGCGGGCGGACCTGCGCAAGGCCGTTTTGGCCGCCCGTCCGCCCGGGCAGGGCTGGGCCCCGATCCCCCACGGCAAGCACGGGGGCTTTCGCCGGCGCGGTCCGGACGGGGAATGGGACCACTGGTATCCCTCGGGGGTCCCCGGGCACCGGCAGCACCTCGAGATCTCGCACGCGGAGCACGATGATCGAGTGGCGGACCTGCGACCGCGGGTGAAACTCGGGGGCGAGTACGAGCGCCGCCCGGGCGACTACTCGCTCGTCATGCCCGACCCGTCGGAGCCGGGAAAGGTCCGGATCCAGAATTATGACCGGAGCGGTTTTTTCGGCCACCGCACTTACGCCACGCTCGAGGAGCTGCTTGACGACAACGCCCACGACCAGTGGAAGCTGGCCCCCGGCACCCTGGACGCCTTTGCCGCGGAGCCCGAATGGGCCGAGGGGATGGCGCGCGCGCTGGTCATGCAGGTGATCAACCGGCTACCCAGCGAACGCCAGGACGAACGCCGGAGCATCGAACGCGCGATCGAGGAGCACGGCTGGGCTGCCACGGCGGACGCGCTGGGCGGCTGGGCGGGCAAGGGTGACCTGCCCAGCCTGCACAAGGCTCATCGCGCGTGGCGGCTGCACAAGGCGCGGCGGCTGGCCCGGCAGATCGTTTGGCGGGGGCTCCCGATCTCAATCGAGACCGATGCGGGTGAAGTGCGGCACTGGTACGACCCGCACGAGGGCCGCCACGGGCAGACGCTGGTGCTCTGGCCCTACGGCTACGTCCGCGGCACCGAGGGCGCCGACGGCGACCAGCTTGACGTGTACGTCGGCCCGGACGAGGACGCCAAGAAGGCCTACGTGGTCCACCAGCGCAAGGGCCCGGAGTTCACCCGGTATGACGAGGACAAGTGCATGCTCGGCTTCCCCACGTGGGAGACCGCTCGCCGGGCCTACCTGGCCCACTACGACGATCCGCGGTTCCTCGGCTCGTACACGGCCGTCCCGGTGGACCTGTTCGTTCAGCGGGCCAGGGACGGCAGCTACCGCAAGGGCAAGCGGATTGCGAAGGGCGGGGAGTACCCTGGCAGCATGAGCGACATGGGCGCCCTGGGCACGGTCGGCGCGGGGGCCTGGGCGATGCAGCGCGACGCCCCGCCGCCCGTCCGGCCGCCGGGCGTGGCCGCGGGCTACCCGCCCGGGGCGCGGGACAAGCGCAAGCGGCGCAAACGGCGCAAGCTCCCGCGGCAAGCCAAGCCCGTGGGCGGCGGGTACATCGCCGGCCATGCCCGACCGGTGATCGTTCCCGATCGGGCACCCGTGGACGTGGACCCCGGCCGGCGATGGATCGATGCCCTTGAGGACCAGATCAGGAGGCTCCCGTGAGCTTGCACCCCTACCTCGTGATCCGGCTGGCGCTGTGCCGGCCGGAACTGCTCAAGGCGCTGCAACTCGACCTGTTCGGCGGCGCCGACGTCGCGTCAGAGCCGCGCGCGCAGCTTTCGCTGTTCGGTGGCACTGTCCCGGCGGCCCCCCGGGCCCCGAGGGCGCCCCGCCCGGGCGCTGGCTC